CAGTGGAGACTGCGCCGCTGGCGTACCGGTAAGCATCCATAGCCCCTTAGCTGCGGCGGCTACGTCGCGCAGCACCTTCCAGCGGTTGGTCATGGGGTTCTTGTAGGCGTTAGCCTCGTCCACTACGATCAGGTCGAAACCGCCATTGATGATCTCGTCCTTGACCACGGCAAGCCCGTCAAAGTTAATGACGACGAAATCCGAGCCAGCCGCGATGATCTTCTTGCGCTGCTTGGCATCCCCGTGGGCTACCGAACAACTGCGGTGCATGGCGAACTTGAACATGTCCTGCTGCCATGCCGACTTCATGATGGACAGGGGGCAGATTATAAGGACCCGCTTGATCCTGCCCAGCTTCATTAGGTAGTCAGCGGCCCAGATAACAGATGCAGTCTTACCTGTACCCTGCTCGTTGAAGCAGAATGCCTTGCGGCGGCGGGACAAGAAGTCAGACGTTTCCTTCTGGTGGGCAAATGGTTTGAACTTGCCCGTCCACGTGTAGTCGGTGAGTATGGTCATGTTGTTTCTGCTAAGGGGTTAAGGATTACGCACCGCTTGTTTGGTTTTCGCATCGAGCGTGGCTCGCACCAGAGTTATGGTTTCCACATCGACTTTGGCTCGCACAGTTTAAATGGTTTTCGCTTGGGACATGGCTCGCACGCATTCCGTGGTTTTCACGCTTATTTTGGCTCGCACGAAACTTATGGTTTTCACGATGAGCTTGGCTTGCATTGACACCTTGGTTTTCACACTTTGTATGGCTCGCACCGTTCACTTGGGTTTCACTTAGGTTATGGCTCGCATCGCCTGTTTGGTTTTCGCACGAAGTTTGGCTCGCACAACGATCTTGGTTTTCACTCAGGGAATGGCTCGCGCTAGGTACCGGGTTTTCACATTGATCTTGGCTCGCATCTTCCTTTTGGTTTTCATTTATGACGTGGCTCGCACAGTTGTGGTGGTTTTCACGAGTTTTATGGCTCGCACCGATCATTTGGTTTTCGCTGGTTGCTTGGCTTTTTCTTACGGAGGCGGCGGGATATAGTCTGCGTGACCCCCGATAGCAATGATATACGGCGTAGTCGGCTCGATACCGTTAGCTCGCTGTGCCATTTCTAGATAGTGGGACAGGAACAATTTAGTAGCGTAGCGCCGCGCACGGGCGTGGATGTGTGCGGGGGGCAGCTTGCCTATGATGTATGCTTTGTATGCGTCAGTATCCTTGCCGATCTTTTTAGCAATTAAGATATTAGCCGCTTGCTCCGCAAACAGACCCTCTTCGTTGCGTTCAATCTCAAGCTTCTTGCGGGTACTGTAGACAGGCCCATAGAAGCTATTCTCGTTATTGCAGGTTTTGACAAAACTCTCGCCCGCTTTCCAGCACAATAGCTTCAAGCCAGCGTTCCACGGGCGCTTCTTGCCTTTCTCCCACTTCGAAGTCGGGTCCAGTCCCGCGTACCGCCACAGCTTAGTGGCCGTCGTAGTAGTCTTAAGGTCAATGTGCGCCAGCAAACCAGCGGTGATAACCGGACCAATACCCACCTGACGACGTGCCCACTGCCCTTCCGGTAGAGATGCAGAGTAAGCATCTAGCGCCTTGGCGATCTGGCCTTCAAGCGACTCCGACTGTTCCGCAAACCAGCGCAGCAGTTCATGTGGTTCTTTTTCTTTTTCCAGCGAACGATCTTGGTTCCAAGAACGCTTACGATCTTCTTGTATAATGTAGTAGGCATCTACTAGGAACCGTGCTTCGTCCCGGCCCAGCGTTGTAGACGCGTTCTTAAGGTCTTTAGTAAGTTTGGTAATAACATCAAGGTCCATGTTGTTGCTCCTTTGGTTGGTTTACTTTTTCTTCTTCGTCCGTTCGCGCTTGCTGACTTCGGATACGAGGTTGTGCTTGCTGTCTCTCTTGAAGGAGCGGTTAGCCGACGCGCTCTCCACACGCACACCGTCTGCGTTGGAACCGCCCTTGTCGAACGCCTTCTTGTGGGCAACGTCCTTACCGTCACCCTTGCTCACCTTGCCAGCCTTCATCAGCTTATTGCGGGCGGCGTTGCGGGCTACGCGGTTCTTCACCTGCTCCGGGCTGTCTTCATACTTGGCAGCGTTCTTATACTTACGATCCTTGGGGTTCTTGTAGGGCATTAGTTTCTCCTGCCTATCTTTTGTTTATCATAAGTTTGGTCAGTGGTTCGCCGGAATAGAAAGCTTTCATAACCACCGAAGCCATATGCACACGGGCTTTGCCTGTGAAAGCACCGTCATAAAACCACGCTTGATGTTTGTGCACTATCCAACCGGAAGCTTTGACTATATTTTTACCCTTAGCATCACGTTGAATGATTGGTTCGTAACACCTGTTAAACAAAGTTTCCGTGCCGTCTTCCCCGATGTAAACCCCATAAGGCATCGCGGAAGTTCTGTTGCTCAGTGCTAAGATTTCTTTGCGTCCTATTAGCTTGTAAACAGACTTTTTCGGGGCTTCATTTTTTTCGTTAATTTCCGTCATTATCTTCTCCTGTAATGTTCACAACTAGTTACGGGGCACCAGCCGCATAGCGGCCCGGTCTTGGCATTCCAAACACCCGACTCATGGGCACCAGCTAGGCGCTCCAGTTCATCGCTAAAGACTTCAATATAAGCATCACGCTTCGCGGCATCGTGGGTCTTCTTGGGAAACGCTTCGCAGACTACATACGCCAGCGCCGACTTAATCCTCTGAAGCTGTGGGAAGTGCAGGAACGCAGCGCCAGCCAGTAAGTCCAACTGCATAGTGTCTGCGTACTTGGCGCTCTTGCTGGTCTTGTAGTCCACCAGCCACCCCCTACCACGGTCTATAATGAGCAGGTCGGCAATGCCGCGCCACCACACGTCCTTGTCGAAGAACCCGCAGGGCTCGTAGCCAGCGTCCGTCTTCTTGACACCCAGCTTGAGCTCCGTGTGCTTCTCGCCGGGGATATTGTTAAAGGCAGCTACGGTAGGCTCAATGAACTTGAACTTGGCAGGGATCGGCGTACCAAACTTGATGTAGTCTTCAGCGGCCTTATGTACTTCCTGCCCGTAGACCGTGGCATCGCTGCCCGTGTCCTTAACGTCCTTGGCTACCTTAAGGTGGTAGTACTTCTTCGGACACTGGTCGAAGGTCTTGATGCTACTGTAGGACCACGTAATCATGTGTCTAACAACCAATTCCCAACAATAATAATCGTGGCCCAGAAACCGGAACCGAATAGTATCAATATCAAGCAGCCGCTAATACCCAGCGGTTGCCCAAGCTCATCACGCTGTCTTGGTTTTTTGTTCATCTTGTCTGTATCCTAAAACGGCATCCACCAGCCGGGTCCCCCATATACGGACCATAGAAGACCGAGACATTCCGCGCTCCGCGCTGTACTGCATGAGCTCAATGCTGTCCTTATGGTGTGCTATATAACGCTCTTCGTCTAGGCGGCGAGCCCAGTCCTGCATGGCTTGCGTATCCTTTGCGTCACGATCTCTGTTCACCCGTTTGTGTTTCAGGTCCCGCAAGTCTTTCAAGTAGTTCATGGGCGTATTGCTCTTACTTTGCTTGGTGTTTCAATTCGTTCCCCGGCAGGGCGGTAAGGCCAACCGTGGGATGCTTTAGGCGGGGGAGCAGGATACCGCAGACCCCACACGTTTTCCACATATTGTGTATCCGAACCCGCCATGTTCCGCAGGTTGCTCAGTACTTCCCTAGCTGTTTCTAACATCACTATCCTCCTGACATTCGCGCAGCACCGCAGCGTAACCTGCAATATCAACTGCTGAATCCTCGTGGCCCGGTGTTTGAACAAGTCTAGCCAGTTTAACGGCTACCATACAGCACGCAACCTGTACCGGGGTGATAGGCACCCCGAGACAAACAGCCCAAAGGGCCGCAATCCTGTCCATGTTCTGGTTCATGGGGCCATACGTTAGCCCCCGCTCCTTGATAACTTGGCTGGCTTTGAGCAGCATGTCCGATCCGATTGTCATTTTACTTTCCCCGGGGGTCTTGGCGCACCAAAGTCACGATAGGCTTTGTGGCAGTGTTCTTTGCAGTACGGGTAGTTCTCTAGTTTCTTACTCCCGCAGTACATAAACCTGTCCGTATAGGGATCACCCATAGGCCAGCGGCAGTCGTCAACCTTAAGCGCCATAGTGGCGGCGCACACGTCACCCACAGGGACAGTCTCGTTCACGATAGGTCTAGGCGGTATTGGCTTAGACACCGTCGTAGTCTTGCGCGAACCCTTTAGCTTCGACTTCGCAGCAGGTTGGGCAGACTTAACCCTCTGTATCCTCTGCCTAACCGGTACCCGCGCTGGCTCCCCCCGGGGCGTTAGCTTCAGCCTATGGGCCTTACCAATAACTGCGTTCCTAGTCGCACCAAGCTTGTCGCCAATATGCTGCGCGGTCCACCCTTGGGTCCAGTACCGTTCAAGCAGGGCGATCTTCGCCGGGGTCCAGAACACGATCATTTCAGGTTACCCCCCGACTTCACGATGTCCCCGCCGTACACATACGTACCCACGTGCTGCAACTGGAGGAACGGGTTGGCGTAAATCTTACCGCCGTGCTTCCTGAACAGTTCGCAGAAGTGGTAGTCCTCAGACAGCAGTGCGCCGCCTTCGTCGATACTGGTAGCGAAGTACTCGTGGATCAGCGGCTTGGCATACTCACCGTTCTCGTCCTTGAAGGATGCTACACGGTACGTAGGCACGTGGGGCTTCAGGTGTTCGAATACCCCCCGTTTGATTAGCATGAAGCCAGTACCAGCGTGGCGCACTTCGATCATGCCTTCGGGGTCGGTCTCCGCGTGGCCTGTGCCGATCATGTTGAACACGAAAGACCCAGCGTAGTCCTGTAAGCCTTCCTTGCCATCCTTCGCGGCCTTTTCTATCCGCGCCCAGTCCACTTCCTTCTTGGGGTAGATACCGCAAGCAACGTCCCGATCAGCGGCAAGCAGAGTAAGCACAGCCTCGGCGGTAAAACCAACGTCTGCGTCGATAAACATAAGGTAGTCGTGGCCGCGCTCCAGAAACGCATTAGCCAGATCGTTACGCGCCCGGGTAATCAGGCTCTCGTTCATCATCTGCGCCCAGTACACCCGCACACCCATGTCACGCAGCTTGGACACGGCGGCGAGTAGGCCGCTTACGTAATGTCCAGTACACATACCGCCGTACATCGGCGTGGCGATCATAATGCTAGGCTTCTTCTCGGGGCCTTTGACGGCTACTTTGATTTCGTCGGTCACTTTTCTTTCCTCACTATGTACTGGTAGCCCATGTGCACGGGCTTCAGTTGCTCTGCGAATATGTTGGTAAAGGCATCGATAGCTAGTTTGGGCCTGTGCAGGATGTTATTGAGGTCGCCCCACAGGTAGTCATCGAACACCATAATGCCCTTGTCCTTGAGCATCGGCCAAGATACGCAAGCATCGGTAAGCACGTCAGGCGCAGTATGCGAAGCGTCGATGTAGATGAAGTCGAACTGCGGTCCACCGGCCAGCTTGGTAAGGGCTTCGTAGGAAGTCATCTTGAACTTGAGCACCGCCCGTTCGGGATACTGCTCACCTAACAGGCGCAGGTTGTGGTCGTAGTTATCTTCGGCGTCTGGCATCGCCAGCCCCATTTTAACGTGCTCCTCTGCGCCTTCCCACGTATCAACAGAGATAAGTGAGCCGTCGTCTTCGAGCATGTTCTCCACGATCCATGCAGTGCTACGCCCTTCAAACGCGCCTAGTTCCAAGAAGCGTTTACGTCCCGGTAGAGAAGGGACCAGTTGTTCCCATATAGCGGGTGACCAGTGGAACCAGTCTTGGGTGAACTTGAAGTCGGTCATGGTTGTCCTAGTTTCTTGTAGGGGATGTTATTGGTTAGGGCGTTTTGGGCTCGGGCTAAGACTTGGTTTTGGTTTGTAAACAAATCCGTCTGCTCAGGCTCTGGGTTCAGCAGGTCCTTCATCATCTCCCTGTGCGTGCCATCCAGCATTATCTTGCTGTAAACAGGCTTTATCGCGTCCTTATCTGCCTGTGACCCGTGCTCTAGGATACGTTCTAGTACCCAATGCCATTTGCCACCGGCCATTTCCTCCGGGTTAGACGCAGCACGCCTTAGGAATAGGTCTGTTAGTGGGTGTAGTTCTTCAGTGGTCATGTGTTGGCTCCCTTCAATCAATCCAGCCGTCGCCACGGCACCAATGCCACAGCCTGTGGCAGACCACCGCCAACACAAGCCCGCGCAGGGTATCGTGTTCATACCAGTAATCACCAATTACTAACTTCACGCCGTCGCTCCTTTATTTCTCATCGGGTTTCGTAGAACATTCCAGCGCGGCGTCGATCATGGTCTTCCACAGTTCGTCGTATGATGTGCATATGCCGTCCCGCAGGTCTGCTGCTGTTAACATCTCCCCACTAGGCTCCCGCATGGCTGCGATTGCAGCGCGGGCTTGGCTGTAGGCGTGGTCCTTTGCATGGTTAGGGAGCGTAGACCATGTCTGCGTTAGGTCTGGACCCAAGGCACTCTTTTGGTAGTCGGCAAACAACGCCTTCGCCACCCGGTCAATCATGTCCATCAGCAGTCTCCATAGCTCTTACCCGCACCTGCTTCACAGTTAAGCGGTAGTTCCAGCGCCCATGCGGGGCGCACACGCATAAACATCTCGATATTCTCCTGTGCAATTTTAGCTTCGTCTTCGTCAACTACGCACGCGATAGCATCGTGCACCGTCATAACGACCTTGTACTTCTTGGCTATCAGCAGCATCTGTTCGCCAATGATAATGCGGGCCAGCGCCTGACACAGGTTTTCGATAACCTTGCCGCCGTAGATACGGTTAGGCACAGTCGTCTTGCCCTTCTTGGTATCGTAGACGTACTCGGACTTACCGTCGTCGTTGTTCTGCTTACGCAGGTTGGGGTATCGCAGGTACAGCCCGTTAGGTAGGCGTATACCTTTCTCGCCTTCAACTACCAATATCCCACTACGACCAAGCTCCACGGTCTGGTTGTTTATGACCGCGTCCAATGCGGTACCAGCTTCGCGCCACAGCTTCGTAATGGCAGGGTAGCTTGTGCGGTAGGTGTCGATGATGCTCTGCGCTTCTTCCTCACTGATCTCAACACCAAACGTCTTCAGCTGCTTCTTGAACTTGGCGGCACCCATGCCGTAGCCGCATCCAAGGATAGTGGTCTTACCTACGAACCGTTCGTCCTTGGTAACGTCTTCTTCGGCCTTGTTGTAAATCTTAGACGCCATGATCTTGTACACGTCCTCGCCCTTCTCAAAGGCTTCGACCAAGTCATTTTGCCCCGCTAGCCACGCCAGAGTACGTGCTTCGATCTGGCTGCTGTCGCTGTCGATTATCGCGTGACCCTCGGGGGCCAGCATGGCATCCTTAAGCGGTGACTTGCGCGGCAGGTTCTGCATATTCACCTTGTCGTCGCCTCCCCACCGTCCGGTGTGCGCCGCGTAGTAACGCAGTGGGATGGGCAGCTTGCCCCGCTTAGATATACCAATGAACCGCTCAGTCCTTGTTTCTTCCAACGTAGACTTCACGCCCAGACGCGCAGCTACCAGTGCTTGTACGGCAGGGTTTTCGTGCTCCAGCAGTGCCTTGAAGTCCTCGTCGGTCTTGCCAAAGGCCCAAGTCTCCTTGCCCGTGGTCGGGCTGATCTTCACGGGCGGCTCAACGCCCATATTCTGTAGGGCGAGAGCAAACTTCGGGTTGGACATAAGTTCTTCTTTGTCGGCCAGCACCTTTTTTAACAAGGCTTCCTTATCGAAGCGTACACAGTCCAAGTGCGCCTTGAGTGCCCCTTCGTGCAGTTCCAGTACTGGCTCGCTGAACATCCGTATGGTCAGGTCAATAAGCTTGAACTCGGACACAGGGAAGTCAGGGCCAAGGGTCTGGAACAGCTTGTACGTAAGCTCAGTGTCGTTCTTGCAGTACGCACCGTAGCGGCGCAGCGCCGCCGCATCGAAGTCCAACCGCTTCTTGCCCAAGGCATTGATGACCTCGTCGCCCTTCTCACCCAGTTTGTACTGCTTCACCAAGTTAGCAAGGCTGACACTACCCGCACCCAGCGCACGTGCCATAGACAGCGTATCTGCAATGCGCTTGGGCCGGATGTCATACACCCACGACAAGATAGCCATATCGAACATGGCGTTGTGGGCTACCGCTATCGCATTGTCCCAGTCAAACCGGTTAAGGAAGTTCTTGGTATCGGCCCATGACCCGCTGAACCAAACGGCAGGTGCGTCGTCCACCTTAACTGATACGCCTATCGTCTCGAACTCAGGCGAACGGACGTACTCCTCCGTCGTTATCTTGGATAACGAGAAGCTCTGGGAGTAGTAGGTTTCGAAGTCTAAGGTGATGATGTTCATGACAGTTCCGTCTTCCGCAGCACGTTCAGCAGCACAGCCACTTCACCTAGGTTCTTCTCGTTGACCACCAGCTGCATACCGCCCGCCGCCTTGATAGCCGCAAGTTCCCTATCCTGTAGTGCCGTGGTCTTACCCGCGCCAGCCTTGCATTCAATGGCTAGGAACTTACCTCGGTAGCAGCAGATGATATCAGGGACGCCACTGCGCCCCATGCCGTAGGTAGCAGGGAAGAAGTAGTAGGCACCGTGCGACTTAAGTATCTCGACTACCTTGTTCTTTACCTTCTTCTCGGGTGTAGCGGCCATGTGCTCTCTCGTTTGTTAGCTGGTGTATAAGTCTCGTACTGGACAAAGTCAAGACTTCTCCACTGGAAACCTGATACGTATCAGGTTTTATTTTTCGTGTAGTCAATATCGCCGTAAGCGAAGTCCGTTAGTATCTCCCGCATACGTTTGGTGTAGCTAGGCGACTGCTTATAGAAGCCAAGCACTACATCTGGTATGCGAAGGTTAACGTGCACCAAGGCAGCGACTTCCCGTTTCTTTCGGATGCGTTTTTCTTTCACGGCTCACCTCGCACAATAAAGAAGGTGGTGGCGTCAAGCCGATACCCCACGTCCTTCATGAAGTGATTGTCCTCAAGCAGCTTGAGTAGGCCAATCTTACCCTTGAGGTCGCTTGGTAGCTGTTCACTGGATAGTATGAGCGGGCTCTCGTCCTCTCCCTCCCGCACAAGGTAGTCCCCGCCGCTAAGTAGAACGAGCGATCCATTGTAGGTGGAGTAAGCCCTAGCAATAGGGAGAGTCGTGTCGTAATCCTCCTTCATCTGCGGGATACTGTTAATAGCGCTGGGCTTCGCACCTGCGGCTATTGCAGCAGCACTTACTTCCTCAAGGTTAGCTAGGATATAGTCGTCAAGGTCACGCTTCAGAGCGTGCATCGCCCCGGCATACGCAGCTTGCTTAGACTGATTACCGCCGTGAAGCTGGCCCGATAGTTTGGCATTGGCTTCGTTAAGTTTCTCGGTGGTTGTTTTCCCACCGAACGACTTAGCCATAAGCTTCAGGGCTTTCTTAAGGTCGCCTGTCTCCGCATAGTTGCCACGCTTGCGTGTCTTCTTGATGCGCTCGTTGCCGATAACGTACTTGGTACCTTGCCGGGTCTGGGAGGTACTGATGGTCCCGATCTTCTCCCGGTTCTCGTATACGTTAAGCTTCGCTACCTCGTTCCGGTCATCGTAACCTAGGCTGGGCAGACCCATGAACTTCCATCTCGGGAACTTCTTGGCTGCTTCGTACGCTAGTGGTGCCAGCCTCATACTAAGTGTAACGGGCTTGCTTGGTGGGGTAGCCTTACTCTTAGCCCACACAAGGTTGGGCAAGCCAAGGTCGATGTAGTCAAAGTCAATATCGTTAAGCATTGTTTGCTCCTAGTTTGTTAGAAATAATTTATTGACCTGCTAACCGTAAGCAGACAATCCGATCCACCGGATTGTTTTATTTCTATATCTTCGTACTCCTCTCCAAGGCGCACAAACTCCATAGCTACCTCCACGGCTGCATTTTCTCCGTCAAACAAAGCACAGAAGTCGTTCATTGCTTTTTCTATAGCCTGTACTTCGGGGTAGCTTTCATACCATTTCCACCCAGAGAAGCTGAACTCCATTATCTTACGCCCGTTCATTTCACGTTCTTCATAGTCGAAGTCATCCTTTGGAAAGTTCTCGTCTACCCACAGCTTGATAGCTGCATGATCCTTCTGCTTCAGAGCGTAGAACACGATCTTGCCGTCACTTCGATACCCCATCTGCTCCTACCAATCATACTGCTTGAGGATGGCATCGACCTTGCCCTTGATGTCGGCACGTTCAGTGGCGCTCTCCTTGATGGTCTCGATGTCTGCACCGGCCATAGTACGCTCAAGGTCACGACGTGCCTGCTCCAGCTTGGGATCGCCTGCCACGTTGAGGTGGGTAAGCATCCCGCACAGGGACTGGGCGTTAGTGATAAGCGTGTCGTGGTAGCGCTTCTTGGTCTCCTCATCACCGTCCACATCGGTCAGCTTCTCGCTGATGGTGGTCAACGTCTTGTGCAGACGATCCCACGGTTCCTTCATGGCATCGGCCAAGCGGTCCTTGAAGCTATCCTCATAGCCACGCTTCACCTCGTCCAGCTCCTGCGCTGGCAGGTCCAGTCGAAAGTCACCGCTCTCAGGCACCGGGCTGAACACCATGCGGAACCCGAACTTGCTGCGTACAGTCTCAGCATCGGGGTAGTCCTCGGCATTGAACAGGTTGCCCAAGTAGTTGTGCGCTGTACGTACCAGAGCAGGGTAGTCCTGAATGAACTGGTCAACCATCTTGTGGAAGGTATCCCTGCGGATGTTGGCCTCGGACTTGTAGTCCAAGAACAAGCTAGTCGGCATCAGCCTTGCACCCTTGTCGGCCCACGGCAGCGTCTGGGTATTGTGCCAGAGCCTACAGGATGCAGCGTAGTCAGCGATTGCCTTGCGTTGGTGGGTACCGGCCATCAGGTTCTTGCGAACTTGAGCGGCATCCTTAACTGCGTATGCGTTGTTAGTCACATTATCGGTGGCACCCTTGTCCAGCTTGTTAGCAGTCCAGACAGAGATGTTCAGTTCAGTCAGTACGGCAGATGATGTAATGCTCATTGTGTTGCTCCTTGGTGGTATGGGGTGCGCTGTTACACGCACCCCGGTTGGTCCTAACGATGTGCTGCTACGCGAACGCCCACGACTACCGTGTACTTCTTGCGCTTCTTGCGAAGGTGACGGGTCTTGTCGTTCTTATCCACAGACTGGCTCTGCTTCTTGCCCGTGCTCTTAGTCGGGGGTGGCGAAGCCACGGTATACACAGAGGGCAGGAACTCACCGCCGCGATCATACGCAATGATCTCAGCACGCATGGCGCTCGGCGTGAAGTACCGGGTCCAGTTCTGCTCGTTGTGACGGACATAGATACGCGAGAGATGCACGCGCACCTCCTTGGCTTTCCACTCCCGCATACACGCCTTAGCCACGGCGCAGTTACCCGGTGAATGTTTCCTTGCGGCTTTGATATCAAGCGGCGTTACGTGCAGCTTGAGGGTCTTCTTCGCATTGACAACAGGCAAGCCTTCAATCGTTGTAATCACAGTCATTGTAGTTACTCCTAGTTGGTTGGTTACTTGGTTGGTCTGCCCGCAAGTTTAGCCATGCGGTACAGGTCGTCAGGCATTAAGTCTAAGCTACGCAGTTTGTCTTCCGGCAATTGTGGAAACACAAAGTATGATCTGCCGGTATCATTGTCATACTTTGTTTCGTAGAGATCCGCCTTGTCCAGTATGTCGATCACCGTCAGGGCGTCTGCTACATCTACTAGATACTCCTTGTAGTCGAACCTAAGCTTAACCTTGGACATTGTCAAGTGCTCCTTATTCCTCAATATGGATAGACTTACCGACTGGAGCTGTAATGCTGCTGGAGCCTTTGATAACCCACAGAACCGGCGCAGCCCATTCAGTACCCCAGTTACCACCTACTTCTCCATCAGTTAGGATTACGATGCACTCAGGCTGCATGTTGCGGTTGTTGATGTAGTTCGTGACGCACCTCGGATCAGTGCCGCCACCACCTCGGGGTTTAGTCGAGCTAACAATGTTAGACTGTGTCGAGATATCGTACTCCTCATGTCCCGCAACAACGGTGTCCCAGTAGAGCAGGTCGATCTTCTCGGGATGCACCTCGTCAGCGATAGCCTTCACCTCGGACAGGAAGCGAGTGATAACGTCACCACCAATCGAACCGGACGTATCAATAGCCACTACGATATGCCCGACTGTCTCTCCGACCAGCGTAGGCATATACACGTCTGAGCTGAGGAACCTACGGTTGACCCTACGCCAGCTAGAGGTATCCTTGGATGAACAGATAGACTTGACGTACTCACGCAGCTGCTCGCGCCAGTCCACCTTGGGTGTGAGCATGTCACCGATCTCGCGCTCCATGTCACCCGCACCAACGCCAGCTTTCTTTGCCGCCGCTAGTCCTTGGCGAAGCCCTTGGTCGATCTCGCGCTCCAGCTCCTTCTGCTCCTCCTCTGACAGTTCCTTAGCACCATCCCAATCGTGATCGTCAAAAGACCCGCCCCCATTAGGATCAGGATTGCCAAAGTCAGTATCTTCGCCACCTTCACCACCGCCTTCCTCCTTCTCCTGCTTAAGAATATCGAACACTTGCTTAGCGTTCATCTTGGCAAAGCGCCTGTCGATCAGTACGTATATCTTACCATCCCTGCGAGGCGGCGAGATGTACTGCTCATGGGGGTCCATCTTCACAAGCATCAGGTTGATGACGTAGTCACAAGCCTTGTTAGCCAGCTTGTGATCTTCATCGTACAGCTTGCGCCACGTGGTCAGGTGCTTGAACGCCTTGTGCAGGTTCTCATGCAGCACAACAAACGCCAGCTCCTTATCATCGACAGACTTGATGAACTTGCGCCCATACATTTCGTCCCGTCCGTTGGTGCAAGCAGTGGGCACGTTGTCCACTACCTTGGTCGAGCCTAGCATCAGGATGCCAGACCACAGTGCGAACTTGGGCTCACGCATCAGGCCGATCTTGGCCTTCTTGAGCCTGCGCTCTTCGGTGTCTCTTGCTACTTCGGTATACATTACGTTGCTCCTCGTTGGTTTCCTGATACGTATCAGGTTTTGGTTAGTCTCTTGGAAAACCCCAGAACATTACTAAGGCGAAGAAAACTATGGCGGCTACAATGTAACCATCCATCACAGCATGTCCTCGTTGTTGCGCACCCAGTCAGCGAACTTCTTGCTGCTGAACGCCACGGCTTGCTTGGTCTTGCTCTTGGCAGCGTTGATGCAGAACGCAGCTTGCCACTCAGGCTCCATGCGCTCCACGTAGTCCATGAAGGGACCAATGTTGTTCTTGTCCAGCTTGGCAATCGCACCAAAGACCATAACGGCACACGCGCCGGGGCTGTCGGGCACGGTAGCAGTAGTAGGCGACCTCATGATGCTCTCCCACGTGGGCAGCTGATCCTGATACGTGATGAAGGCTTGCATGTCCCTAGCTGCTGCTTCGCCAATAGTACCAGACAAGGCGGCGATGACGCTGTCCTGATCCAGTAGGCCTCTGGCTCGCACGATGTGGCTCGCACGTTCCAGTGAGCGGGGTGACACGAAGGCAGTCTGCACCTTCTTGGGGTTGTAGATGTACGGGTTGCCCTCGTCACCATCCAGATAGGACGCCATGCAGTGCGGGAACCGCTGGACCCACGCCATGATGACCGGCTCAATGTCATGGTCCACTGCCCACTCCAGCCACTCGTCTGCGGTTGGTTTGGATACGTGCAGCGTGATGATGCGGTTGCGGGTATGTGCTTTGAGGTTGTCGCCCACGCCATCGCTGTTGAGGTTGCCTGTCATTACGATGATGGACGCAGGGTCCAGCATAACGTCACCAATGCGCGGGTTGTAGACCTCAAGCGAGGGGTGCAGCATATTCATAACGGGCGGTGCGCCTTTGGAGTACTCGTCATACATGGCAAGTATCGGCTTGCCCTCGTTCAAGCGGAAGCGGCTGTTGGGGTAGTACCTAGTGACCTTGTGCTCATGGTCGATGACCGGCATGGCGATGTCGCCAAGGTCCATGTTGGGTACGTCGATGAACACAGGCAAATACTCAGGCAGTGCGGCGCACAGGTAACCGTGTAGGCTGGACTTGCCACAACCCGGCTCGCTCCGCAGCATGTAGCGGTTCATAGGGGTGGCAAGGATGATCTGCGCTGCTTGCTTAAGGGTCACAGTCTTACCAAAGTTAATCACGTTGCTCATAGCTTAGTCCTCGTTGGTTTCCTGATACGTATCAGGTTTTGGTTGGTTGCTCGGTTGGTCTGTTCTTATTGTAGATGTAGTATACACTAGTTCTTAGACAAAGTCAAGTAGGTTTAGGAGCTACCCCACGGCCCACGCATAGCGGTCCTTGACCATGCTGCCGTCAGTTACTGTGTGTCGGGTTAGCACTGTGTCGCGGTACCCTTGGATAAGCTCCTCATCGAACTGGGCCAGTGCGTCCTTGAGTTTGACCATCGGAATGTTTGCGTTGGGCTGGCCGTATTTCGGGTATCTCCTTACTCTGCTAGCAATGAACAGCGCAGCCTCGTGCATCTGCACGTGCGTACCCTTGGCAAGGGATAAGACAGTCTGGTTGGGCATAGTCCACGGCACACCCTCCAGCATGTCCTTGTCGAAGCCTGTCTCGCCCACCAGCTTGATGAAGCCACTCAGGTGCTTGGTGAACGGGGCGTAGTCCTTACGCAGGGCGTTCATGGCCTGTTTTTTAAGGTGGTGAACTACCGGGTGGATGGGGTCGGTGATCTTGTGGTTGCGGTAATAGTCCCCTGCCTGTAGCTGCATCCCGTTCTTGAACGGGTAGTGCTTGCCGTCATGGTCCTGCACCCATACCGGGTTGGTGCCTTGTATGGTTACCCCAGTAACCGCATGGATAGCAGCACGGGTGGAGACGGTATTTTCCCCGCCCATATTTAGAGTTACCCGGTTGTCCGGGGTGTAGGTCACGATATCGGTGCGGTAGAGGCGCACGATGATGCTGTCGCCCTGCTTCCTGATATCGAAGTGCTTCTTGGTGCGCTCGGCTATGGGTCGGCAGTTGGAGTTGCGGACGGGGGTGATGCTGTCGTGGTGGGCCAAGGCACCTGCGTAGTTGTGCAGATACTTGGTGTTGCGGGTGTCGAGACTGAAAGACATTGTGTGATACTCCTTCTCTGGTAGGTGTTTCTGATACGTATCAGGTTTTGGTTGGTCGGGTTACTTCCACTTGGTCTTGCGGTGCTTCTTCCAAGACTTGGCGTTCACATCGGTGCGTGCCTTGTCATCCCACAGGGTAGGAAGTAGGCGCGGTGAACGCTTGCTGCGTCTCTTCACTTCAGGTGCCATGAACCATGCAGCCATCTCCTGCTTGGTATGCGGGTGCTTAAGCCACGCCATTGTCGTCTCCTTTTAGGGCCAGCAGTTCGTCTTGCAGTTCGCAGATCATACCCATCAGTTCCCAGCTTTCGTCCAGTCGGCGTAGCAGTTCGTCGTTGTCGTACAGCAGGTAGCCGCCCGTATCGTCATAGTCCTTCCACCCATCGCACGTAGCGCAGCCGGGGTCGTATGTCTCACACCGGGGGCCAAAGTGTTCCTCTGCGTACGCTAGGGCCACCTTGATCTTGATCTTGTCGGTCATGTCTCGCTCCTCTTGGGGTTGAGCTGCTTCAGTTCTTGCAGGTTCGTCACTAGGTGGTAGTTGGACTTGTGACCGGGGGCCACGGTGAAGACCCTCTGCCTAGCAGTCCAGTCCCCGCACTCAAGGCATAGTTCAAAGCCTATGTCCCATCGGCCAGCCGGGATGGTCCCGCCGCACTTGCATTCATGTCTCATCGTTGGTTTCTCCGTTGTTGTACTGGTCAAACAGTTGGCGGTCGTTCTCGTTGTCGAAGGCCATGTGTTGCAGGACGCGCTCGATCTCAGGGTGTTTCCCAAACCTTCCTGCCTCGTAAGCAGCCCGCAAGTCATACTCAGCCCATGCCTTGCACACGGCGCAGCCGGGGCTGAACTCAGGGCATCTGCCCCCGTCCTGCTCTAGTTCTTCCTTGGTGAAGGGCTTGGACAGGGTTTCCGCCAGTTCCTCCCACAGCTTGTCTTGTTCCTCGGTCATTGTCGTTCTCCTATATCTTGTGCAGGGTGTTGTCTTTCTTGAAGGTATCGAAGTCGGCTTTGAACTTCGCTGTCTCGTTGTCCCAGTAGGCAAACATGTCGGCCACCTCCTGCTCCCGTGCGGCCCACTTGGCTTCCTCCTCGGCCCAGTTGTCGCCCCAGTAGAACTCATCGGACCAGCACTCCAAGCCACCGCCGATATTGAACAGCCAGCGCCAGTTCATGCGTATCCCTGCTTCGGTAAGCACACACGAGACGGGGTGGGTGACGTGCCAAACGGCTTTCCTAAACTTAGTCATTGTCGTTCTCCACGGCTTTCAAGTAAGTTATGGCTGCTTCGACAAACACACGCTCATGGTTGTCATCCGGGCCGCACCGCCCCAGCTGGTTGATAAGTTCATCCCGGCTCGCCGTATCTAGGCACAGTCCACTTCGCACCATGAAGTCCAAGACGTTGTGGTAGAGCGAACCCACCATGTTCTGTTCCTTGGTCATCACGCCCTCACCGCTATGATCTTGTCTGCGCCTACGCCGAAGTAAGCAGCGGCCTTCTCGCGGGCAGCGAAGCGACCATCGGCACGGATACGGGTGTTGCGGCTACCGTAGTGGCAGATGAAAGAGAACAGTTCGAGGTTGTACAGGGGCTTGGCCTTGTATGGTGTGTAGTACATGTAGGTGTAGTGGTTCGACATTGGTTTGCTCCGTTTGGTTTTGTGACGTGTCACAGTTTGGGTTGGTGGTGGGTTAGGCTGTGTGAAACTTGCATTGGCTGATGATCTTCAGGCTCTCGGCACCATCGTACTCGGTGATCTCGAACTGCTCGCCCTGCGGCACCCAGTGGACGGTGAGTTCTTCGATACCCCCGATGTGGGCCTTGAGTACGTCGAGCGCATCGTATTTCTCCCGGGCGTACTGCACGGCGGCATCGCGGTCTCCAGCTAGTATGTGCGCCACAAGCACAGCGTCGAACATCATGCCGTCCCGCGCATCGGGGTCGTAGGCCCACGTGGACCAGCCAGCGCCAAAGCCATGCGACACAAGCACGGCGACTTTTCCGTCTTTGATATACTTGGTGAACTCGATCTTCTTAGTCATTGGTTTAGTCCTTTTCTGATAGGGGTTAGTGACTGGCGCGGTAACCGGCTAGGCCGAAGGATGCAACGGACAGGAACAAGAGGACTACGGCTTCGACGGACTGCTGAAGGTCCATGAACAACAGCGCCATGACAAAGCAGAACACGGCGAAGGCGGTGAACAACATGGCGTCTACGAACTGGGTCATTGGTTTGCTCCGTTTATTTTCCTGATACGTATCAGGTTTTTGTTGGTGGGCTGGGTTGGCTTAGTGGCTTTTCCCATTATGTTAAGTATACCAGAGTAGGTGGTAAAAGTCAATAGGGGTAATGTAGGTACGTCGGAAAATAAAAAAGCGTTCCTACGATGTTTCCTGCGTTCGGGCGCGGCTCGGAAGTGGTTGAAAATAAAAGGTTTTTAGATAGAATAGAATAGAAAAGTAAGTATGTAGGAGTAAAAAAGAGGTATGGATGAGTTCTGGCTTTTTGTGGGGAGAGGTTGCTTGTGTGGGGGGACCGCTTGCGTAGGAAGCCAAACAGTTTGCATTTTTGCCTATATATGTTTTCGGCTCCGACAACGTGAAAAGTCCGAATAGCTCAACAGCCACAAAGACTTAAGCCAAAAAACACGTTCCGACATAGCTCCTTTTTTCCGACACTTGGTGCGCTTGACAAGCACCGAAAAAAGTGTTATTCGGCAAGCGTTCCGCATGAGCGGCGCTGCACTCGAATAACAGCAAGAAACCTGATACGTATCAGGTCCTGTCGCTCCGTCCTGTCGCTCCGTCCTGTCGCCCCATCCTGAGGAACTATCAGAAGAACTATCAGACCTAGGAACTATCAGGTTCTAGTAACTATCATCAGGGAACCATCATAGTTAGTAGTAGGTTATAGCCAAGTAGCTTTAGTATATTAGAGCCTAGGTACTTCGTACCTAGGCGGGCGCGAAAAAATCGCGCCGGGGCGCGGGCGAAAAAAAAGCCCCCCGGTTTCCCGGAGGGCGAAAATGTGGGGCGGCTCGCGCCGCCCCGTTTGTTAGGCCGGGATCAGGTTTTTGACAGCGGCCAGATACTTGACCGCCCAAGGACCGGCACCTTCCTTAGATGCCAGCTTGAAGATACGCGCGGCCAGTTCGGCGCACTTGCCTTCGTCCGTAGCAGCGGCGCTTTCCTTGGAGCTTTCTGCGTTGTCCCGGACTTCCTTTTCCTTGGCTTTCTGGATTTTACCGGCAGGCGTACGGTAGGCCATCGTCTGGAGAGCTTCGTTCACTTCGTCGGAAATCTCCGGCCCGGTGTATTCGTTAGTTTCCATAAGCGCCAGCACATACTCCGCCGCATAATCGCGGGCATATTGCGGGTATTTATCGGCGGAGCTTTCGGACTTACCCGCAGCCAGAACCTTATCCTTAATCCGGGTATTGACCGATTGCAGGTATTTCAGGTCGTAACCCGGCGCACCCTTGACCATCCAAAACAGGGAGGGCGCATCCATCGTTGCGCGGATACCGAGGGTCTTGAAAACGCTTTCCTTCTTGGCTTCCGCCGCATCGGCACCCTTTAGCGCCGGGATGATCGCATCCAACGCTTCATGCATCAGGGGGATGGAAGCCTTGACCTTGCCAGCATCCTGATACGTATCAGGAAAACCGGAGACGACGAGGGCAGTAGAGGACTTGAGGGACTTCTTGCTCATTGGTTTGGTCTTTCTTGTTATGGCCGGGATCATTCATTCCGTCTCGACCATGTAATAAGTATACGCCCAATGTTGGACAAAGTCAAACGGGTATCAGAGCATGGGCAAACCTGATACGTATCAGGAAAATTTCCCCTGCGGGGGGCTTAGTAAGAACCAAGTAAGAACAAGGAGAACTAAGTAGCGGCAACGCATAACAAAATCGGCTGGAGTCTGACCCCACTATACCCCATCCCCCCAAAACTGAGAGATCGAGCTTGGTCCCCCCCTACTTACTAATTCACTCGTTAAATCACCTTTCCCCCTACTTTATCCTACACTGTACCACAGAAACCCCCCCTTACCCTTTTCAAACGCAGACCCCCCGGGGGGTATATTTTTTTGGGTATTTGCTAGCAGATACCCTTTACTCCCCATTCTTCATCTCGTACTACTCTACTAACTGAGGCCCCAAACGGCGTGCAGACACCACACTTATGCCTATTGTTTTCGTAGAGCCTACCGACGAACACCCGGTTCCCTATGACATCTCAGACGAGGTGTCCCCGACTTTTCTTGAGGAAATGGCGGTAGCAGGTGCAACTGTGGAGCTTCAGGTAGACTTAGGCGCTTCGCTAGAGCTGGAGCCCGACGAGGCTAGCAAGCAAAAAACCCTGCTCCAAGCCGTTATCGAAAAGCAAAAATCCAAGAACCTGCGTGACCCCAACACTGCCTTTGCAGCCGCAGCTTTCCTTAGGACTTACGGGGCACAGCTGGCACTAGACGCAGCCAGCGCACGTGCTGCCATAACGAACAAGTTGATGGAGATCGCCAACTGCGGCGACCCTAAGTTTGAACTTAAGGCCTTGGAACTGCTGGGTAAGCACTCGGATATCGGGATATTCACCGAGCGCAGCGAAATTACCATCAACTACAAGAACCCCGAGGACCTTGAGAACGCCATCAAGGAACGGGTCAAGCGCCTGCTCAACGCCAACATTATCGACATTACCCCCTTGGAATCCAGTCTGGACGACGAGCTTGGCCTGAACAAACGCGATGGCTTCGAAGAGCTTAATCTGGACAAGAGCAACGGCGTGGGTGCGAACGATACGGGTACTGAGGAAGGGGAAACCCCCTGACCGACCTCCCGGAGTTCCTAGACAACATCTCACTTAAAGACATCCCGACTATACTCTCGGCCCTGTCCGTACCAGAGCAGGAGAAGCTCCTAGCTGAGCTGGATCACCTCGAAGCCCTGAAAAAACAGAAGTTGGCCCAGAAGAAATTCTTGGCCTTCGTGGGCCAAGTCTGGCCGTCATTCATTGGGGGTAGGCACCATGCCCGCATGGCCGATGCCTTTGAACGGGTGGCTAACGGGACCTGCAAGCGCCTGATAATCAATATGCCGCCCCGCCATACTAAGTCCGAGTTCGCCAGTTACCTGCTGCCAGCTTGGTTCCTAGGCAAGGAACCGGGCAAGAAGGTCATCCAGACCAGCCACACTGCCGAGTTGGCCGTGGGCTTCGGGCGTAAAGTGCGTAACTTGGTGGACACAGAGGTCTACCATAAGATTTTCCCTGACTTAGTCCTGCAAGCGGACTCCAAGGCGGCGGGCCGGTGGAACACCAGCAAGGGTGGTGACTACTTCGCCATCGGTGTTGGGGGTGCGGTGACCGGTAAGGGTGCCGACCTGCTCATAATCGACGACCCGCACAGTGAACAGGAAGCGGCAATCGCGGAAACCAGCCCGGAAGTCTATGATAAGGTGTACGAATGGTACACTTCGGGACCCCGGCAGCGACTTCAACCGGGTGGTGCCATCGTCATAGTGATGACGCGGTGGTCAAAAAGGGATTTAACAGGGCAAGTAGTCAAGGCGGCGCTCCAACGGGGCGGTGAAGAGTGGGAAGTCATTGAATTTCCTGCCCTTTTGCCCTCCGGTAACCCACTTTGGCCTGAATTTTGGTCACTTGAGGAGCTGACGGCCCTTAAAGAAGAGCTACCCAACGCAAAATGGATGGCTCAGTACCAGCAGAACCCCACATCTGAGACTTCGGCCATTGTTAAGCGGGACTGGTGGATGATTTGGGAGGACGAGAAGCCCCCCAAGTGTAATTTCACCCTAATGGCGTGGGATACGGCCTTCGAAAAGAGCCAGCGGGCTGACTATTCGGCCTTGACTACGTGGGGGGTGTTCTACCACCCCGATGCGACGGGCAAGGAGCAGGCAAACATCATCCTGCTGAACGCCTTCAGAGAACGCATGGAGTTCCCCCAGCTCAAGCAGGTGGCGGTGGACCAGTACAAGTCGTGGAAGCCCGACAGTATCATCATCGAAAAGAAGGCCAGCGGTGCCCCACTTATATATGAGATGCGGGCCATGGGCATCCCGGTGCAGGAGTTCACACCGAGTAAGGGTAATGATAAGATCAGCCGACTGAACGCAGTTAGTGACTTATTTGCTAGTGGTAGGGTATGGTGCCCCAACACCCACTGGGCTGAAGAGGTGGTTAACGAAGTCGCTGAGTTCCCTGCGGGTGAGCACGACGACTATGTTGACTCTGTCTCCTTGGCCCTGATGCGGTTCCGCA